TGTCACCCGACAGTCCCAAGTAATTGGGCTGATTATCCGGTGATGTGGCTCCACTCGGTGCCCACCTGGGCTCCGACAAGTCTGCTGGACGCTAATGACCAAATTCGTTTGGTCAATAAGCTTCGTGAGAAGCTTCAAGGATCCGACTTTAATATGTCGGTATTCCTTGGGGAGGGTCACCAGACGTTAAAGCTGATTGGGGACTCGGCGATTCGCATCGCAAAAGCCCTTCATGCTGTACGTCGTGGCGACATCGCCGGGATGGCGAGGTCACTCCTGGAAGGTACCAACCGGGCTCCTCTACAGCCTCGCCACAAGTGGCAGGCCTTCAAGGGGAACGGGAGCGCCAAGGTCTTTTCGAAGACCGACGCCAGGACTGTTGCATCTAACTGGCTTGAAATCCAGTATGGATGGCGACCGCTATTGGAGGACACGGTCGCATGTATGGAGCAATTGTCTCACATACTCAACACACCCGCACAAACATCTTATAAGGTGACAGTGCGGCGCGAGTCAAGAACGGTTCGTGTGTCTCAAGTTGGCTATAACGCCAACCAGACCGCCACGGCCCAGAGCGTCCGAATTCATCGACGCTCTCTGATTGCTCGCATTACGGAGTCACCCTCTGTAGTGCAGATGTCAGGCTTGCTCGACCCCGAGCTCGTAGCTTGGGAACTCCTTCCGTTTTCGTTTGTGGCCGATTGGTTTATTCCAATCGGTTCATGGATGGAAGCACGCGCCCTTGCGGGCCGATTGAAGGGGACCTTCGTCACGTCTGATATACAGACGGGATTTAATTTCACCCCACGGAGTAAATACTTTCGGGATAACAACCTGAGAGCAAACTACCGAGGAGTGGATTTTACGCGGTCTATTTCAACTGCGTTGAAAGTTCCGATGCCGAACTTTAAAGGCTTAGCTAAGGCTGCCTCTTGGCAGCATTGCGCGAACGCCGTGGCACTAGTCACCGGACTAGCAACGGGGGCAAAACCCGCGATGCACCGGTAATTGGGCGATTTTGCCCTGACGAGCACCATGAACTTGGGCTCTTATAGCAAGGATGACTTGTGTCTGCACAAGCCAACGTCACCGTCTTTGACGGTGCTGCAACCCCGGTCTCGCACACTTTGGTGGGCGAGGGGATCGAGCGTTTGCCTGATGGTACCCTGAAGGCAACCTGGAAGGAGTCCCTTGCGGGGGTTCCTGACTACGCTCAGGTCCGGATCACGCAGACGAAGCGCAAGCTTCCGAGCGGTGTTTTCCGGGTTACATGTCGCGCGGAGGTTCCTGTGATGGAATCCGTCAGCGGACAAAACTCCAGCGGTTACACCGCGCCACCGAAGGTGGCGTACGTGGACACGACCGAGTCAATCGGTTACTACCACGAGCGGAGTGTGGTCACGGGGCGTCGCCTTTCGCGGCAGCTCCTGATCAACTTTCTGGGCAGCGTTTCGACGTCCGTTGCCCCCGTTACCACGGGGCCGGCGCCGGAGCTGTTTGACCAGCTGATCCAGGTCACCTGATCTGGATCCGACTCGTGTGAGTCACCTTGACTCACCAACTTACTCTTATGGAGCCTTTCTATGCGTAAAATATCGCATTGGTTGGAGTGTCATACCCCTGGAGAGTCGCTTGACATCCTCAGGGACCTAGCCCTCTCGCACGCCCTCGATGGAGGGCAAGAAGGGAAGAAGATCGCGCGCCTTATTAGGCGGGAGCGATTTTCCGAACTTTGCGAGTATGAGCTCGACTATAATGCAGCGGGTCACACTGCTGCTACCCTCATCCATTGCCGTCAGGCTTTGGCTTTCTTCTCCAAACTCGAGAACCTAGAGATAGGTGTCGATAAGGAGTGGGTCGCATGGAGGAAGTTCGAGCAAGCCGAAGACGACTGTCGTGAGACAAATCGACTCCTTCGACTTTGGCAACGCGGTGAGGTTTCCTTCCCACCGCGCGTTGAGACTTGGTTTTTCAAGGCTCAGCGGAAAATTGCCCAAGTTCTGGGACCGGTTCCAAAGCTCGAAGAGCTAGGATTCCGATTCGGCAAAGGGGCAACCACGTTGACTAGAAAACGTGGGGCCTCGCTCCGGGAGAAATTCCGAGCGGGGTTCTCTTGTAGTGAAGAGCTCTTTCCTATGGCGAAAGCCATTTTGGAAGAGTTGCCAGTTCTAGCCGACGTCACTGCGACGATGAGTCGTGTTGACGAGGACGGCGAAGAATGGCTCCTGGTTCCCATACACATTCATGATGGGAAGCTGGACTTCGTCCCGAAGAATGCGAAGACTTACCGTGCTGTGGTAGCAGAGCCTGTATTAAACGGGCTTATCCAGCTAGCGCTGGGCGACCACATGACGCGGCGTCTTGCTGCATTTGGGGTGGACCTGAGGGACCAGACTAGGAATCAACGCCTAGCCCTCATGGGATCCGTTTCCAACGATCTAGCAACGTTGGACCTCAGTAGCGCATCGGACACCATCTCGAAAGAGTTGGTTTTTCACCTTCTCCCTCTGGAATGGGCGTCCCTGCTCGCAAGGGCTAGGACGGGTCACATCCTCTATAAGGGGAAACGACTTACCTTGGAGAAGTTCTCGAGCATGGGTAATGGGTTTACTTTCCCATTGGAGAGCCTGATATTTTGGGCCCTCACCCGCGCTGTCTGTTCAGCTGATGACGAAGTCTCCGTTTACGGGGACGACATCATCTGTCCTTCAGCCCGCTACCATGAGGTAGTGGAACTTCTGAAGTTCAGTGGCTTTACAGTAAACGAGAAGAAGTCCTTCCACAACGGACCCTTTCGGGAATCCTGTGGGTGCGACTACTTTCGGGGTATCGATATCCGCCCTTACTACCAGAAAGACTGGGTAAGTCCGCGGACCCTGTTTATCCTGCACAATCACTACGTGCGGGCATACGATGACGAAAGGGCAAAGAATGTACTTCGGTTCATTCACCCTTCTCTTCACTTGTATGGTCCAGACGGCTACGGCGACGGGCATCTTCTCGGATCTTACAATCCGGGGAGGAGGCTCAGGCATTACCGTTCTGGCTACGCAGGGCACATCTTTAACACCTTTACACCGAAGGGGCGCAAAGACATACGTCCAGCGCTACCCGGTGATTGCGTGTTACCTTCCTACAGCATCTATCAGCGTTCAGCTGATCCGCTGTTGGACGATCCGCTGCAGCTATTACTATCTAAGCTGCAGCGCCAGCGATGGGACGTGGCCGTCTGTTCTGAGGCCACGGAACCAAAGCTGGACACCGGAGGGAGGCATCTGCCTTTCCAACCGGCGTTACGTGCACTCATCCGAGGGCACGGGTCGCTAGAGGGTACGCTCCCGATTCCTGACGAAAAACTCAGGGACGGGACCGTTGTCAAGGCTGTTAGTTTGCCTGGCACGGAAGAAACGTACAAGATGATCTCGATCTACACCTTGGGGGTGTAAA